ACAAATACAAATCTTGTTGCGGCTCCTGTGGGGATTGATACCCATATCTGCTGTTTTTTCTTATAATGGAAGAATTGCGTATATTGTATGTAATCTTCGTCTGCAATCGAAGCTAAGTATTCTCTGACATGGGGAATGATCGAGGCACTTTCCAAATCGCCGTATTCCTGAATACCTGACAATCTTTTAATATCGAACCCGTCAAGAAAGATGATGTCATTTCCTACCTGCGTTATCGCCCACTTTGACGTGAATCCTACTGAATCGGCAGACTTGTCGTATATCGGTACAATGTATAATGTAGAAGCGTCATTAGGTGTCGTGTATCCTACCTTGTAAAGCTGATTTCTCTTTCCAACGATAAGAATATCAAAGAAGCCTATCAATCCGGTAATGGGGTCTTTGGAGTCACCAACTGTCTGCGAAACATATCCATCTGCACCAGTAGTAGTGTAATCTTCGGGGTCGTTCAATGCTGAACTTGTAAGCGTTGCAACATTGGTGGTGTCGCCTCCGAACCATAGCCTGTTTGACCATTCGGTTATCGTAACACCAACAGGAGGGCTTCCAGACAGGTCGCCGTGAGTAGTTGAATCTGTCCAGTATTGAGGGGCATCGGCGGCATTAACGCCTATCGCCTTGCCTGCGTAATTCACCCACTGAAACATTGCGCCGTTAGTGAGTCCGGTTATGGAGTCAACAAACTCACCTGTACCTGAATTATAATAAGCTACTTTGGTGGAATAAGAACATAACTGATTTGCGGTTGTCCCACTTCGGAACTCATGGAAGGAAGTTACCGCAGAGGATAAAGAAGTGTTATTGTATTTGACGCTTCCGCTTCTGCCCGTAGGCAAGCCTTCGTCTGTGGGTACTATATTAGACGCATCGGCTAAAGCACCGAAGGGTAACTCATAGGGCGGTATTGAATAGTCAACACCTAATATACATGGGCCGTAAGATGTTTGCATTAGTAATAATCAGTTCTCCGCATTACCACGTCTATTCTGTCATTTTTGGGTATTAACCTTGCCAGCCGTTGCCTCAAATATTCCATCGCCTTCTCGGAATCCATATCGAAACGTTGAATAAGCGGGTCATTCGGGGCAAACATTTCACACGCACCGTAGTATATTCCCCTTCTTTCTATGGCAAATTCCAATCTGCTCCAGATAGCGTCAACCGAACCGGAAAGGTCGGTAGGAAAATCAGGGTAAATAATGGTGCAAATATCAGCCGCATCGGGTACTAAATTCAGTCTAAATACAAACCTTGCGTTTGTAGCATCGTACTCTACGCAGAATTTATCGGGATTGCCCTGCGTCATGTGCAGGTAGTCGATGTAATAATCCGTAGCATCAGCCATAGTACCAGTGGAATCTACGGTAATCGTTCCAGATGTATAGTCCATCGTGTAATCGGAATCTCTTGTATAAACCGTAGTATGATCTGTGTCGTCTGTCACTACTTCGGAGTATTGGACAATGGCTTTCTGGTCGAGGGAAACGGCTACATCAGAACTTGACTCAAAGACTTCATCGGTTACGGTGTTAATCCCAACGTCACGGTGCAAATCTTCGGGCGTTACCATGACTATTTCTTCACCGTTTGTGAGGTTCCACATGGTACAGAATCCAGCGAAATCATAAGGAGCCTGATAACTCTGCTGTCCATCGGTCATGGTGAAATTGGCTTTAGTGAGAAGTGTCTTGTCAAACCAGGGGCGGTTGATTAAGTCTCGATACCCTTCGTTTAACCAGCGCAAAGCCTCTGCCAGCATCGTGGCATCAGTTGAAAGTCCGTTTTCTTTCAGCTTTTTTATGACATTAACTTGCATCGTACTTGTTGACATTATCTTCTAACCCTCACGTTTTTACCCGGTCTTAATGCCTCTATTGACGGAGCGTGCATATCTTCAGGGTCAAGTTGCATCATCAATGCCCTGTATTCTCTAACCATGTCTTTATAATTACGGTCTCTTAACAATGCCGCTTCGTGTGTTACTGCGGTCTGGAAGTCTTTTTCCTTCCTCTGGTTAGTAGGGTAAAACTGGTAATATGAACCTTTTGGCTGCAATTTGCCCTGTATCTTTTCCCTTAATTCCTTCACCCGCTTAAATGCTTTATTTGCTTCATCACCCGTAAGTTTCTTCGCTTCGTATTTATCAAGCCATTTCTTCTTGTGTATCAGTTCGTCTTTGAGTGCGGATACGTCTGTCCTGTCAAAGTTGTAGCTTACGTTTGAACGTGAATCTACCGGCCCGCCTCTCAAGATCCTTTCAAGAGCCACTATATCCCGCTTGACTTCTTTTACTACTTCAGGTGAAGCGTTGCCTAAATCAAAGTTCCCCATCTGTTATCCCCCTTCTGTTTTGTGTAATAACCATACAATAAGCCGTCTTGCGTTTTCATTATGGTCGATGTTTCACCATAAATGTTTATCTCGATCCCTCTCCCCATCGCCTGACCGCACCAGTAATCTACTCCTGACTTTTCAAATGCGTACTCACTATTTGAAGCCATGTTCACACCGTAGAAGTCTATGCTCGTTGCACCTTCGTAAATCGCAAGGGCAATCATGTAGTCTATGGTGTTTGAGAAATAGTCTGTCTTAAAGAACGCTTTTATTTCTTCAATGGGATAACTTTTCAAGTCGATATATGGGACGTTCATTACTTCTGCCCATTTTCTCGCCTTTTCAGCATCCCTTGTTTCTTGCTTACCCCACCTGTCATTTGAGTAATCATTCATGTCGATTACCCTCTTGACTGGTCGTCTCAGGATAAGCTGGGTTGCCCCCCACGTTTCACCTTCGTAGGGGGCTAACTGCCAGCCGTTTCCTTTGCCGATGATGATTACTTTCATACCGCCCATCGGGGTTAAGAGTTAGGTTGTAGTGTCAACTGTCGGATACAGTACGTTAGCAAGGTTGGCACAGGTCAGATAATTGTTTGCCGCCTTTGCAGCATTGATATCAATGACCTCTCCGTAAGACGTTCCATCGGTCGCAGACGCATCACTTATCAGGATGTTGTTGGTGACAATAAAGTCATCCGAGTTGTCGTCGATAGTAACAGCCGTTGCGTGAATGATATTGTTGTCAATAATCCCATGATCAAATGTACCAGAATCAGTAAGAGCAATCCCAATATCTCCATAAATCAGATTATTTCTAATCTGGAGATTGTATCCAGCAGTAGTAAACGCAATAGCAGCTGTATCAAAGGGGTCACCATCAACATCCTGTAAAAACTGGCACCCAATGATTTTGACATCACTTGGAGCCGTACCTGTAATTCCATGCGTAGAGTGAGCATCACACCTAAATACACAGTTATGAAACTCATACCCGCCACCAGTCATGGTAAAGTTTGCCGTAGCTCCATCATCAAGGAACTCGAAGTTGAACCATCTGGTTCCGAACTGTGAAGTTGTGGTGATGGCGTGCGTTCCAATCAAACCAGGCATAGGTTTATTGTTATACGAACCAACACCAATAATATCGGTTTTCTGAGGGAAAGCCGTCAAATCTTCATCAAAGGCATCACCAGCCGCAAAAATTACATTGCGTCTTGCCCACCTGTCAGACCCTCTTGCTATATCGTTATGACTTGCTGAAATAGCAGCAGAAAGGGTCTTGAGAGGATTATCAAAAGACTCACCAGCGTTTTTCTTGCTGTCTGATCCCGAATTTCCATCAACGCAATACACTGTCCCGCACGGGATACCCTGTGGTACGCCTCCGCCATAAATAGGAATCCCAAAACTCGTAATTCCATTAGGGAAATTTGTTAAACCCATTGTGTTCTCCTTATATTAGGGACACCGCCCTGTATTAAATCCCTTATGCGTTGCCCGTAGGAATTTCACCTACGCTTACCCGATTATATCTGCCGGAGGGCTTTTGGGAGTTACCCTCCGGCAAATGTTTAATTAACTGACCAAATGACCAAATACGGGTCTCCATTCACCGTAGTTGTAAGAAATCCTCTGATAGACAGACCACTTTGCAACTTTGGTTTCAAAATCCCTATCCATCTCAAACTCAGGAGCCACTCTTATACACTTGAAGAAATGCTCGTTGAGAAGTTCGGAATCAACCATCCACCAGTTCGTGGAGCTTGTGAGCCTTGCCCATACCGCCAGCTTATAACGCCCATAATGGAAATTGGCGTTGTTGTTAGCCGTATCGACTTTACCCTTAGAGTTAATTATTTCCCACGCATCTTCCTCAAGTGCC